ACAGGGTATGTGGAGTGTTGGAGACCCTATACCTATGGTTCAGGTTGAGCTTATAGGAAAGGATACGGTTATTCAAGGAACGTTTGGTGGAGCATTGACAGCATTTAATCCTGCCGATGCAAGCGCATCAGGTGCTGTAATAACCAAATCTGAAACATCACAGGGAACAGTAGACTACAATACTATATTCTACTGCCGTTCAGGCGCTAACAAGGGTATATACAGGGTCAACGGTGATGACAGCAACAATGGTTCTAAAACAACATCTAACTTTCCTGTATACTGGCCTCACGGTATAGCAACAACAGATTACTTTGTCAGGGCTAATGTAACCCTTGGGCTATCAAAGGCACAGTTTGATAGTCTCAGTATGTATGTAGACCCAACAAACGCTCTTTCCAACTACTACTACATTATAGTTGAAGAAGTTGATTTGTCTACATCTGGTCTTGAAACAGTAACATTTAGATTTGCATAAGGAGGTAAACCATGGCTGATATAATAACACTTCAGAATTTTGCAAGATTACTGGACAGAAACTTAACAAAAGTTCTTGAGGATTATCTTTCACCTACCAAACTTGTAGCACCACAGCTATTCGGAACAGACAAAACTACAAGACTTGGTGAGGAATACTGGGAAGTAGGTTCTGTTCCTGATATTCCAAAGTTTGATGGCAGATTGCAGTATATCTCTGTATCACCCGGTTACTACACTAAAATAGAAACACAAGAGTTTGCTGCAGGTATTATGATAGAACGTAGACTTGTAGATACTAAACAGTTTAGGGTAATGGATAATCTTCAGAACGGACTTGCCCGTTCTCTTGCAAGAGTAAAAGAAAAGAAAGCAGCTAACATTCTTAACTATGCTTTCTCTGCTGCATGGGAGTTTATGTCAAGTGAGGAAGGTGTAGCCCTTTGCGCTGCACACTCTACCAAAAGTGGTGTTCCTACAACAACAGGTTTTACCAACTACGGAACATCAGCATTAAGCAAAACCTCATTAGCAGCAGCAAGAGTAGCTATGATGAAGTTTAAAGACGACATTGGTGAGTTCTTTGATGTTACACCTGATACTCTTATAGTTCCAGTAGCGCTATATGATACAGCACTTGAAATCACTGGATATGACCCTCGTTCGGGAGCTGCATCAGAAAAAGACCCTACAACAGCTAACCATGCCATCAACGTTCTCTACAAACAGTTTAAGGTAATCCCATGGATTTATCTTGATACTGTTTCTACATCCAACTGGTTCTTGGCTGACTCCCGTTATCTGAAACAGTTCGTCATCTGGTTAGACCGTATCAGAGAGGAACACAATACCATTGTAGACTTCGAAACATTTGCAATCAAACACAGCATTTACTCTTCATTTGGTTGTGGATGGATTAACTGGCGTGGTATATACGGTAGCGCAGTATCATAAAAGGGGGATAAATCCCCCTTTAACCCCCACTAATAGAGGAGGAAATATGGCGGATAAGCAAATAAGAACAGATATAGACGATATAGAACAACCAGAGTTTAATGTCTTTACTCAATCGGACTTATCACCAGACGGAAAGAAAATAGCCTCAACTATTCCTTTATGGTATAATCCTACATACAAAGAAGAATTAGAAAACACCATAGCTATTATGTCTCATGCACTTCGTGAAGGGCAAGTTCCTGAAGGAAGAAGGTCAGAGTATCAAGCTAACCTTAAGATGTTAAAAGATAGACTTCAGAGTATAGATGACGCTATTCCTAAATTCGATAAAAAAGCGATAGACTATGTATCCAGAGTAATATCATCTTTATCAGAGAAGATACGAAATGCCATGTTTACGAGAGATGAGATGATGAAAGGACTGGCAGACCCTAATGAAGAAGCAAGAAGAATGACACAGCCCTGTATTACTCTTACTGAACATGAAATAAGATGGGCAAAAGCATGTAATGTTAAAGTGTATGATGGAAAGGCATCAAGAACTGCTTGTGAGCTGATGTGGAAGATAGGGAGAAGGATACTTGGTGAACCTACTAATGTAGAAGTGTTAAGAAAAGATAGATAAAGGGGCAAGCCCCTTTGACCCCGAGTAGAGGGGCAAACCCCTTTAACCCCAATATGACAGTATAGACTAAAAGACAAATAAGGAGTATCACCATGAAATACAATAGTATAGACTTCAAGATAAAACGAACCTCAAAAGACCTATGTGGAACATACGGAATAGCATTCTACGAAAACCATGCAGTATGGTATAAACATAAGTGTCATAGAATAGACTGTCCTGAATGTAGAAACGATTATATAGGAAAATGGAAAGATAAAATGCATCATGTTTTTAACGATACTATCTACATGACTAACATCAAACCTTCAGAGTTTTCCTCTTTCAGACACAAATACAACAAGATACCATATGTCAAGATACGTTTTACTAACTACTATGTCATGTTTACAGGCGTAGAGATACCTAACTCTATTCCTGTTACTCCTACTGATGTATTTGACATTATAGACAGACAGAATGTTCATGTTAAAAACTTTATCACTGCTAACCGCACTTTTTATAAAGCTTGCCACTCTTTGCATATATATAATAGAGATAATATGCAAAAAGTGGCAAAAGGTGGATTTTTAGGAAGAGCAGTAAGACCTCTTGATGATGATAATCCTGCAGGTCTTGTTCATACATACAGAGCATCAAACATTAATGAAAAAGCAAGTATTCTCAATAAGTTACATGAAGAAGGAGTGTTGAGACTAACAGAGGAAGGAAAGAAAATTGTAGAACAATATGGTCATTCATACAAGTTTCATATAGATTATAAGTATAATGGGTGTGTTCTTGATAGTAATGCTATACCTGTTTTTGAGACAGATAACTATATTGGGTATATCATACCAGCAAGAAAATGAAGGGGTAAACCCCTTTAACCCCAATTTAGTAGGGGTAAACCTCTTTGACCTTTGAAAATTGGAGTGAAAAAGTAGTTGAAAGGAGGAAGGTATGCTTGAGGTTCTTAACAAGATAAAGAAGTTAAGTAGAAAATATCAGTATAATAGCAAGAATGCTTGTCAAGACAGAAAGTAAATGGAGGAAATATGCTTGAGGTCAAGAAAAAGAGAAAGAAATACCAGTATAAACCAGAAACCATTATCAAGAGAAGAATAAAGATGGCAAAGTTTATGACTGATTGTATGGTTAGACAGGCAGACAAGACTGGTTCATGTGTAGTGCTTGCAAAACAGAGGTATTGCGCAACATTAGAAAACGGAAAAAGATTGATAGTGCATCCGGGAGAAACTGATACACTTCCTGTTGAGATGGCATTAGATGCTGAAAAAAACAAAGTGTGTGAGATACTGTATAATCCTTTTACACCGTCTGTAGCAGGTATTCCAAGCGAGGAGAAGATATACAACTATTATATGCAGAGATTTAAGGATTATCCTTCTGAAGGGGGTGAACCCCCTTTGACCCCCAGAAAGGAATGATACTATGAATGCTTATTCTATCATCAGTTTTGAGCCTTCAGAAAATATTGTTAAAAAGGAGTAGTATAATGAATGCTTATTCTATCATCAGTAAAGTATACACCCTCATCAACGAGGCTTCTACTTCTACCTTCATAGATGAAGCAACTACATATGAACTGCTTAACACTGCTTTAAAAGAGTTTGCAAGAAGGACACAGTTGTTCATCAAGCAATCTTCAATCAGCATAGTATCAGGAACACCATCGTATATCCTACCAGACGACTTTCTCAAATTCTTTGCCAAATCAGAAGATGATTATGTCTTACCTTCTATTTATTACAACAATAACAGAATAACATACATAGACTACCCCACCTACATGTCCTACGACACTTCAGAAACAGCAGATATACCAACCAACTACACCCTTAACTTTACCTACCCAGACAGCATTATAGCAGGAACAGCAACATCAAGCGCAACAGTGTCCAATGGAGAAGTAGTGCTTACTGATACAAATAGAACCTTTACTCAATCTCTTGTTGGTGGAACTGTTCATATCACTCATGGTGGAGTAACCTACAACGGCTATGTTATAGCCTACAATTCTTCTACATCCCTAACCATAGCAACCATACCTTCTACCAGTATATCATCAGGTGATACTTACTTAATTTCTCCTCCACCTACTAACACTATCACCTTCTACCCTATACCTTCATCGTCCTTTACTCTACCTATCCACTACATTCCATCATTCCCACCAGTCTACTCTCCATACAGACCAATACCTCTACCTAATGACATGCTGATACCAGTAGCATGTTTCATATGTTGGTTATACAAATACAAGGATAGAGAACCTGCATACGGAGATAAGTATTTTGCTATATATGAAACAGCAGTAAGGAAGTATAGTCCGATAAGACATAGTGAGTATCAGCCGACTATAAAGTGGCAGTGGAAAAAGGGGTAAACCCCTTTGACCCCGATAGGAGTTATCTATGCAATTTAGACAACTACAAGATACAACATACAAGATACAACATACAGAAAAGTATAAGAAGTAACGTAGGAGTTATCTATGCAATTTAGACAACTACAAGATACAACATACAGACAATTACAAGATATAGCATATAGAAAAGTAAAAGTAGTGTAGGAGTTATCTATGCAATCCAGACAACTACAGGATACAGCATACAGACCTAAAGACATACCCTTAAACGGAAGACTTATTACTTCTACTTCTCCTGCTCTTATAGGAGAGAATGACTTTTCCGACTTGACTAACTTTGTCTATACTGCAAGCGGAATAAAGACCATGAACGGTATGATGTCTTTATCCTCTTCTACTGAACATGCTGTAAGAACAATGATAAGCGCTATTCTGTCAGGCGAAACAGTTATAGCTTATCAAACATATCCCAACACCACTACACCAACCAGCACTATAGCCTCATGTCTGTATATCGTCTCTTACTTACCATCAGACTACGCTAACCCATCATCGTATATACGAAAAAGAATATTAGCCTACAACTATAAATCATCAACCGCATATACAACATCACAGGTAGTGCTATATCAGTCTGCCATCCACCGTCCATCATCATTCTATCTTGAATGTATACACTCAGGCACAACCGCTTCATCTCCACCTAATTTTGACTCGTATGACTACAATGACAAGATCACCGATGGAACAGTAGTATGGATTAAGAAAAAAGGTAGTCTTGAAGGCCAGCTTACTGTAGCACCAGACAATACCATAGTCTTTACCAATGGACATACTAACCTTATCTATGGTGGAGAACAGCATAGAGTAGGTGCAGTAATAAATGTTTTGAATTCAAAAGGAATAGATGTAACAGACCAACTAACCAACGAAAGCTATGATGATAAATACTGTGCAACACTTGTAGTGGAGACAGATGGGAAAATATATCTTGATATAGGTAGTCCTCTTAAACTTCGCAAGTTTAACATTTATATTAAGAATCCCAACACAGTATCTTCTACTGTTGCTGTTTACCGTTATACCACAACAGGATGGACATCAGCTTCAACTATAACAGATGGAACAAATGGTTTTTCACAATCAGGAACTATATCATTTGCTTTTTCAGGAGATGCAGAAGAGACATCAGAACTACCAGATACTCCAGTATATCTTTACAACCGCCATCTATACTGGTATCGCATAAGACTATCACCTAATTCAGGAACACTACCGTCTAACATATCCCTCTACTACATCTCCTGTGCAACAGTAATCCAGACTATACCCAACCTCTGGGATGGAACAGTATACACTCCAGCAGTATTCTGGAAATATGATGGGACAACATATACAGACCATACACTGCCCGTGTCTAAAAGAGACTCTACTATGGTCTGGTTCTCTTCTTCCAACTTTATCCCATCACCAGAAACAACCGTATATTTGAAGGGTACAACCACAATCTTTATAGGTTCTATAGTTAGATGTACAGGATTCAGGTTTACCTTTGCTATTGAGTATGAGGGATACAAATGGGTTAACACTAATCTTAATACCATGACTGTCTATTTCTGGGCTGGAAGTAGCTGGTCAGCGTTATCCAATCTTACAGACGGAACATCAAACGGAGGATGCAGTTTTGCTCAAGATGGTGTAGTATATTTTTCTTCTCCCTCAGAAGAACTTGAAAAGAAAACTACAATAGCAACAGATATTCCAATGTATTATTACAAGATAAGTTTTAGTAGTGCTCTTGGAGACTATACATGTCTTGACTATGTAGAGACTATCCCAACCACACAAGACCTTAACTCCTACAAATCCTGCGTTATCTGGAATAACCGTCTTGTTCTTGCCAACAACACCACTACATCAAACAAATCTAACGAACTGATTATCTCTGCTCCATCTTCACCCTACATCTGGTCAGGTGAACAAAGTATTACTCTNAACANAGGAGACACACAGGATATAACCCGTGTAGTAACTCTGTTTTCCCGTTACGGAACAGACATTACAGAAGCACTGGTAGTATTCAAAGAGAAGTCTATCTACTACATATCAGGTTCTACACAGGACGACATCAGAGTCTACACAGTATCCAACTCCATAGGCACATCTTCACCTTATACAGTAGCAATATGTGATTTAGGTATCCGTATAACAGAGGGGATTAACCGTTCCGTTATCCTGTTCGCCAA